CACGTCTGGGCAGATGAGTTTGGGCGTGCGCTCGAGGCCGGCTGGCGCACGTGGTCGGAAGATCCAGCCCACTTCTGCGACGCGCAGCGCAAGCTGACGATCCCGCAGATGATGCGGCTGGCCTTCCGCCACAAGATTGTCGATGGCGACGCGCTCGCCATCCTTCAGTGGATGCCTGAGCGCCTGCCGCGTGGCGCGCGCTATGCGACCGTTCTGCAGTTAATTGATCCCGATCGCCTGTCGAACCCGCAGCAAAATTTCGACCGGCAGACGATGCGCGGCGGCGTTGAGGTCGACGAGTACGGCGCGCCGGTGGCGTATCACATCCGCAAGGCGCATCAGGGCGACTGGTTCAGTGGCGGAAAGCAGGTGACGTGGGAGCGGATCGCCGCCGAAACCGATTGGGGTCGACCGATTGTCGTCCACGACTACGACTTCGACCGCGCGTCGCAGCATCGCGGCGGCGCGGGCATTCTGACGCCCGTGCTGCAGCGACTGAAGATGCTGATCAAGTACGACGGCACGGAACTCGACGCGGCGATCATCAACGCAATCTTTGGCGCCTACGTCACGAGCCCGTTCGACAAGCAGCTCGTGACCGAGGCGCTTGGCGACGGTGAGGACGTCGAGGCATACAACGGGTATCAGGACGCGCGCGCGGATTTTCACGACAAGACGGACCTACGTCTCGGCGGCGCGCGGTTGCCGATCCTATTTCCCGGGGAACAGATCAACACCGTATCGGCCACCCGGCCGGCGGGCAACTTCGCCGAGTTTGAGAACGCCATGCTGCGCAACGTCGCGGCGGGCACCGGCATGTCCGCGCAGCAGATCACGCAGAACTGGGCAGACGTCAACTACTCGTCATATCGCGCTGCCGCGCTTGAAGCGTGGAAGACGTTCGATCGGCGCCGCAGCGACTTCGGGCGCGGATTCGGCCAGCCCATTCTGTGCGCGATGGTCGAGGAAATGATGGACATCGGCGAGCTTCCGCTCCCGGTCGGAGCGCCTGAGTTCGCGATGGCACGCGCGGCATATACGCGTGCGTGGTGGATCGGTCCCGGCCGCGGCTACGTCGATCCGATGAAAGAACGTCAGGGCGCGGCGCTAGGCATCGAGTCGGGTCTGTCGACGCTCGAAGACGAATCGGCGCAGTTGTCGGGCAACGACTGGCGCGACAACATCGATCAGCGCGCGATCGAGATCCAGTACTTCAAGGATCGTGGCATTCCTCTTCCATCCACGCTGAAAGACGACGCGACGGCGGACGAGGTAACACAGGAGCCGAAGGCGCAATGACATTGGAGAGGCTATGCACGGCCAATTGGCGTTTCTGAGCCAGCGGATGTTCAACACTCCGCTGGCGATCAAGCGAGAGAAGGCCGAAGTCGTTATGGCGTCTCTTGCCGACCGGCTCGGCATATCGCACATCGGGCGTCTCGATGGATCGACCATCAGCCCGATGGCGTTCGGCGCGTGGGACGAGGAGTACGAGTCCGACACCCGCGCCGGCCGCGTTGTCGATCCCGGCTACGACATGATTGCCGACACCGGCATCGCGATGATCACCGTGCGCGGAACGCTCGTCCAGAAGCTCCGGTCGCTCCGGCCGTATTCCGGCATGACCGGGTACGACGGGCTGCGGCAAAGCATTCTGTCGGCTCATGCCGATCCGGGCGTGCGCGCGATCGTATTCGACATTGATTCGCCGGGCGGCGAAGTCGCTGGGTGTTTCGATCTCGCCGATACCGTGTACGGACTGCGCGGCGATAAACCGATGTGGTCGATCCTGTCCGAGTCGGCGTACTCGGCTGCGTATGCGCTCGCGAGCGCGACCGACAAGATCATCGTCCCGCGCACCGGCGGCGTCGGTTCGATCGGCGTGATTACGATGCACGTCGACTGGTCGAAGGCACTCACGGCGTCTGGCTATCAGGTCACGTTCATCACGTACGGCGATCGGAAAGCGGACTTCCATCCGGAGATCCCGCTTTCGAAGGAAGCGTTCGAAGCCGCGCAGGCCGACATCAACACCATGGGCGAACTGTTCGTTAGCACGGTCGCCCGTAACCGGAATCTCGCTGCTGATGCTGTGCGCGAGATGCAGGCCGCCTGCTTCATGGGCGAAAACGGCGTCAGCCGAGGGCTTGCAGACGCAGTGATGGCGCCAGATGCGGCGCTCCTGGCCTTGCTAGCCGAGCTGGCCTAACCAACACTCTCACGAGGTATGCAATGAGTTTGAAAAAGACCCTTGCGGGCGTGGCGCCGTTTGCCCACCTGCTGAGCCGTGCCGGCGCCGCGCGCGCCGAACAAGAAGACGACGAGCGCAAGCAGCGTGAGGACGAGTCCGACGAGGACTATGCGAAGCGCATGGAAGAGCTCGACGACAAGGAAAAGGCAGAAGAAGAAAAGCGCAAGGAAGAAGAAGCCAAGAAAGCGAAGGCGGACGACGTCGACGGTGACGACACCGAGGCGGAAGACGGCGACGACGAAACCGACGACTCGAAGAAGGCCGCCCGCGCAACCGAGCGCGCACGCTGCGCGCGAATCATGGCGCACGGCATCGCGACCGGCAATGTCGAGCAAGCTGCGAAGTTCGCCTTCAACACGAAGCTGTCGTCGGCGGACGCGATCGCGATCCTCGGCTCGGGCGCGCAGGGGGCCGCTCCGGCGGCCGTCGCGCCGGCCGCGCCCCAGCGCAGGTCGCTCGATGAGCGTATGGCGCACGCCCGGCCGGCAAATCCAGGCGCCTCGGCACCGGCTGCGGCTGAGCCGACGCTCGCCCAGAAGATCCTCGCGGCGGGCAAGCTCCGTCGCGGCGAACTCTAAACCCTCCCCATACCCGGAGAAACCCAGATGGCTTTGACTCCTACCACGGTCGGGGAGAACCCCCAAGTCCCGTCGGCTTCCGCACAGGCTTTCGTTCCTGACCAGCTAATCGCGGGCCCGAAACAGCTCGTCACCCGCAACGTCACGATCACTGGCGGCCCGTTCGTGCGCGGCACGGTGCTCGGCAAGATCACGGCGAGCGGCAAGTTCACGGTCGCGCTGTCGGCCGCTTCCGATGGCAGCCAGACGCCGACGGCGATCTTGGCCGACTACGCCGATGGCAGCGCTGGCGATGTGGTCGCGGGCGTGTATCTCGAAGGCGAATTCAACGTCAACGCGGTCACGCTCGGCACCGGTATCACGTCGACGGCCGCACAAGACGCGCTGCGCCCGCTCGGCATCCACCTCAAGTCCTCGGTCTCGGCTGCTGATCCGAGCTAAACCCTCAATCGAACTGATGTGAAGGCCCCGCCACAGAGCGGGGCTTTTTCATTTGGGCCACACACTCGGAGAGAGCAATGCCCGGAAACCTGATTTTTGATACGAACACCCTGATCGGGGTCGTCGAGAACCTGAAGCTGGCGCAGAGCTGGCTGCTGGACCGGTACTTCACGAACATCGTGATGTCGGACTCGGAATTCGTCTCCATCGACGTGGATGTCGGCAAGCGCCGTATGTCGCCGTTCTGCTCACCGTTGGTCGAAGGCAAGCTGGTCGAGAGCCGCCGATACCAGACCAATACGTTCAAGCCGCCGTACATCAAGGACAAGCGCGCGCCGGATCTGCGCAAGCCGGTCCGTCGCATGATCGGCGAACGCATCGGCGGCGCGCTCGATCCGGAAGTGCGCGAACAGATGAACCTCGAGTTCGAGCTCAACGATCAAATCGACATGCTGACGCGCCGTCTCGAATGGATGGCCGCGCAGGTGCTGCTGACGGGCACGCTGACCGTTTCGGGTGAGGGCTTCCCGACAACCGTGATCGACTTCGGGCGGGACGGCTCGCTGACGATCGCGCTGACCGGCGGCGCTCAGTGGACTGCAGCGAACATCACGGCCGGCACCGCTAACCCGACTGCCAACGTGGAGACGTGGCAACAGCAGATCTTGAAGTCGTCGGGAGCGGTCGCAACGGACATCATCTTCACGCCGAAAGCGTGGAATGGTTTCAAGCTGGATCCTGTCCTGAAAGGCGCGATTCTTTATCCGGCCCTCGGTGAGAATGGCAATGTGCTGAACGTCGGCGCACAGATCCAACGTGGTGCGGTCGCCAAGGGTGTGTGGGGCCAATACAACCTCTGGCTCTACAACGACTGGTACGTCGACGACAACAACGTCGAACAGCCGATGCTTCCGGACGGCTCCCTGATCATGACCGGGCCGGACCTTCAGGGTACTCGCGGTTTCGGCATCATCGAAGACCCGGCGTTCAACTATGCGGCGCTGCCTTTCGCTCCGAAGACGTGGCTTGAAAACGATCCGGCACAGCGCTTCATGATGATGCAGTCGGCCCCGGTGATCATCCCCAGCCGCGTGAATGCCGCGCTTGCTGCAACCGTCGCGTGAGGTGACTAATGGCTACCAACGAAAGAATGGTCGAGGCCGTCGTCGCACGCAGCCGCACGATCCACGATCGAGTGATTGTGAAGGGGAAAGACGGTAAGGCCGATGAGGTTGTCGATGTGATCAAGACGGCCGGACAAAAGGTGCGTTTGCCCGAATCCGAGGTTGCGCGGCTTCGCGGGCTTGGCTATTTGGTTCCGCAGCAGGTCGATGAGGTGCAGCTTGAGGGCGCTCAGATCTCTGGCGGTCAGGTGTCGATCAACCCCGCGGAGTAAGTGATGGACTGGGACGACATCGTCGACGGCAAGATCCTCGGTCCTCTGATAGCGCAGTTCGGGACGGCGATCACCTATATGCCGATCGACGGTGGTTCGTTCCAGATCACTGGCGCTTATGACAAGGCGTTCTTCGGCGTCGATCCAGTTACCGGGTCGACCGTCGTCACGCAGCAGCCGACGGTCGGGATTCAAGTCTCGCAATTCCCCGTCGAGCCGCAGCAGTACGACACGCTGATGATCAACAAGACGGGCGAGCAGTGGCAGGTGCGCGAGGTCCATCTCGATGGCCACGGCGGCGGCCGGCTCATGCTCAACGTCATAGGGCAAACCGATGTCTGATCCGACTGGCCGCGCCGAATTGCGCGGCATGCTGCTCTCGATCTTGCAGACGATTCCGGGTGTGGCTGTGTATTCGCCCGGTGACTGGAATGTGGCGACGCCCAAGCTGCCCGCGATCAAGCTGCGACCGGCGAAAGAGCGCAAGCAATCGAACGGCAGAAACGGTCCGACGGCTTTCACGACGGTCGCAGCATTCGAGATCAAGGCGGAGGTGTCGGCGGCATCTGGCCCGGCCGCTCTTCTCGCGCTGGAGACGCTCGGCGCGGAGATAGAAGAAGCGGTCTTCAAGAGCATTCCGTTGCGCCGTATCGTGCAGGACTTCTCGTTCTGCGACACGGAAACGGAGGTGACCGCTGATGGCTCGACACACGTAGGCGGCCTTTCAATCCTCCTGGGCCTTGAGTTCGTCGAGACGTTTTATCCGGACATCAACACGCAGTTGCTAGCGATGAACGTGACGGCTGACCTCACGAACGTCGCCGATCCGAACGGCACCTATCCAGACCCACCATTCCCCGACGCTGTCACGCCGGCCCCGCGCACGCAGGGCCCGGACGGCCGCGCGGAAGGCGAGGTCAACGTTCAATTTCCTCAATAGGAGCGACGAATGATCGTCAAACCTGCACCGGGCCTCAAAGTGCGGCATCCGGTTACGAAGCAGTTGCTGCCGGATGAAGGCATCGAAGTGCCGGACGGCGACATCTTCTGGACCCGCGTGCTCAATGACGGCGACGTCGTTCTCGCGGACAACGCGGCTCTGCCCGCACCGAAGCAGTCGGGGAGTGACGCAGAATGACCATTCCGTTCAAGCAGATCCCGCAGAACATCCGCACGCCGTTGTTCTTCGCCGAGATCGACAATTCGCACGCGAACTCCGCGGTTGCGAACCAGCGCGCATTGCTGATCGGCCCGATCACGTCGGCCGGCATCGCGACGCCCAACGTGCCGCTCATTTCGTCTGGCACGGGCGACGCGAACGTCCAGGCAGGCGCGAACAGCGTGCTCGCATTGATGACGGCGGCGTATCGCCAGAACGATCAGTTCGGCGAGCTCTGGTATCTGCCTGTGCAGGACGCGGCGGGCGCCGTGGCCGCGACCGGTACGATCGCTTTCACGTCGGCGCCGACGGCAAATGGCACGATCTCGCTCTATATCGCCGGCCAGCTTGTCACCGTTCCGGTCACGGCGGGCCAGACGACCGCGCAGATTGCGACGGCTGTCGCTGCGGCGATCAATCTGATTCCCTCGATGCCCGTCACTGCAGCGGCATCGACGAGCACGGTGACGCTGACGGCCGACAACAAGGGCCTCGTCGGCAACGACATCGACGTCCGCTTCAATTACATCGGCACGCCGGCCGGCGAAGCACTGCCGACCGGTCTGGCTGCGACCATTACGGCGATGGCGGGCGGTACGACGAACCCGACCCTCACGACGGCGCTCGGCAATCTTCAGGATATGCCGTTCGACTTCATCGCTTGCGCGTTTACCGATACGACGTCGCTCGACGCCCTGAAAGCGTTCCTGAACGATTCGACCGGTCGCTGGAGCTGGCAACAGCAGGTGTACGGTCACGTGTTTGTCGCATATCGCAGCACGTGGGCGGGGCTCACCACGTTCGGCACGTCGCGCAATAACCAGCACGAGTCGATCATGGGCTTCAATGACTCGCCGACGCCCGCATGGCAATGGGCGGCGGCGATCGCGGCGGTGACGGCGGTGAGCGTGCGCGCTGATCCGGGCGTACCGATGCAGACCGTCGCGCTGACCGGCGTGCTTGCGCCGCCGCTCCAATCGCGATTCAACCTGAGCCAGCGCAACACGCTGCTCTATGACGGCATCGCCACCTTCACGGTTGGTGACGACGGCACCGTCGCGATCGAGAACCTGATCACGAGCTACCAGACGAACGCGTTCGGCCAGCCCGACAACAGCTATCTCGAAGTCGAGACGATGTTTCTGCTCGCGTACGTGCTGCGTCGCCTGCGCACGCTGGTAACGTCGAAGTATGCGCGCGTGAAGCTGGCGGCGAACGGCACGCGCTTCGGACCGGGCGCCGGCATCGTGACGCCGAACATCATCAAGGCTGATCAGATCGCCGAATATCAGGCGATGGAGTACGAAGGCTACGTGCAGGGCAGCGATCAGTTCGCTCAGTCGATCATCGTCGAGCAAAACGCGCAGAACCCGAACCGTGTCGACGTCCTCTGGCCGGGCACGCTGATCAACCAGTTGCGGATCTTCGCGCTGCTCGCGCAGTTCCGTCTGTCGACCAGCCAGACGTAAGCAGTTCGCCAACGCTGTGAGCCGCCCATGACCGGGCGGCTTTTTCTTTTGTGGAGAAGCCAACGATGGCGAACAACACGAATTTCATCGCCGGCACCGCGTATATCACGATCGACGGCGTCAACTATCAGCTCGAAGGTGAGTTGCGATACGACGTCGGCACCGTGACGCGCGAGTCGCTGGCCGGCCAAGATACGGTGCACGGCTTCAGCGAGAAGCCCAAAGCGCCGTCGATCTCTGCATCTATCCGCGACTCGGGCGGCGTCAGCCTCGCTGCGATCAACGCGATGCGCAGCAACACGGTCGTTCTCGAGCTCGCAAACGGCAAGACGATCATCGGCCGGAACATGTGGACTGTCGAAGCGCAGGAAGTCGATACGACCGAAGCGAAGTTCACGGTGAAGTGGGAAGGCCTGCAGGGCTCGGTAACGGAGCAGTAATCGATGAGCGACACAAAAACCATCCAACTGCGCAAGCCGCTGAGCTACGGCAAGGGCGATCAGGCGAAGACGGTCGACTCGATCACGCTGCGTGAGCCGACCGCAGGCGAGTATGAGAAGGCGGAAAATGCGGCCGGTGTCTACGGTCTGCAGATCGCCCTTGTCGCGCTGCTCAGCGGCGTGCCGGTCGACGTCATCGATCAGATGTACGCGAGCCAGATCGACGAAGCGGCTGACTTCATCGGTTCGTTCGGCAAGGAAGCGATCAGCGGCATGAAGGCGAGCGCCGACGAGTTCGAGCTCGTTCTCCAATCGCCGGTGAAGCTCACAGCCGACGACAGCCCACTGAATGTCGCTTCTCTCGAACTGTGCGAGCCGACGAATCAGCAGAAGCGCAAGGCGTCGGCAGCCGGCGGCACGTTCGCCTCGAGTATCGCGCTGATCAGCATCGTGTCGAAGGTGCCGAAGAACGCAGTGCGCGCACTGACCGCGCGCGACTTCATGGCTGCGTGCGCGTACTTCAACGGTTTTCAGCTTCGGCGGACAGCGAACTCGGACGACTGATTGCCGCCGTCACGGCCATGCCGGAAGGCTGGGACGACGTCCTCGCCGACTTGACGCATTTCATGCGGTGGGGACCGAACGACGCTGACGGCATGACGTTTTCCGAGACTTTGCGTTGGCTTGACCAAGCCAAGCGCATGAAACAACAGATTGGAGTGAAGGCATGAATATTGGGGGCGGCGCAGGTGCAGTGCTCGGCACCACCTCGGGCATCTCCAATCTGGCTAGCTCGCTGGCCGCGCGGCTTGGGGGCTCCGCGGGGTCGTATTTCGATCAACTGCGGCCCGCGTCATTCCGCGGCGTGCCGTTTGTATCGCTCGGCGGTGAGGGCGGCTTCGGTCGCCGGAACGAACTGCATGAATACCCGCTGCGCGACACGCCGTGGGTTGAGGATCTTGGGCGCGGCACGCGGCGCTTTCGCGTGTTCGGCTTCGTCGTTGGCGACGACGTCATCGCGCAGCGCGACCTGCTGATTGCAGCGTGCGAGAAGGAAGGCGCTGGCTCACTCGTGCATCCGACGTATGGTCGGCGAGACGTCAGCCTGATGGATAGCCGCTGGATCGAGCGGTGGGAGAAGGGCCGGTATTTCGAATTCGAGTTTGAATTTATCGAGGGCGGTCCTCGTGTCTTCCCGGCGACCTCGGTGGCGGGCGGCAGTCTTGTAGAAAGCGCCGCGAGCGGCCTGAACGTGGCGGCCGCTCTAAATTTCGCTCGCACGGCGCTGACAGCAATCGCGTACGGCGCTGCGGTGCTTGGATCGGCAGTGAGCACGGCGGTCGGCTGGTACACGGCGGCGAAGAATTTCGTCGGAGACGCGCGGAACCTCTTCCGACTTCTGACGAATCTGCCCGGGGACTTTGGTCGGTTCGCCGGCAGCGCGACGGTGCCGACATTCAGCAAATTTCCGAGCTCGTCCGTCGACACAAGCGGCGCAACCGTCGAAAGCCTCACACAAGCTGCAACACTTGCGCGCGCGAACCTCGACACCGCCTCTGCGACGCTGGATTCAGCAGCGAGGAATCTTGACGCGTCGACAATCGACGACTTCACGGCGGCGGTACAGGGGGTCACGAGCGCGATGCTGGCGGCGACGCCGGATCCGGCTGATTCGATGCGCTTGCTAACGTCGTTGGCCGCCTACGAACCGAGCGGCGTGACGACGGCGTCGGCGATCGGCAGCGCAATGGCGACCATGCAATCGGCGTGCTCGGACCTGTTTCGGCGCACAACCATCGCTTCCATAGCATTGGCGGCGTCTACTTATGAGCCTACTTCGAGCGACGACGCGGCGAGGGTGCGCGCTCAGGTGGTCGATCTAATCGACGCTGAAGCAGCGATTGCTGGCGATCAAGGTGACGATGAGACATACGACGCGCTCCGATCGCTGCGGCGAGCCGTTGTATCAGACTTGAATCAACGCGGAGCGGGACTCCCGGCAATGCGGGCATTCGCGTTCGCAACGCCGCTGCCGGCACTCGCCCTTGCGAACCGCATTTATCGCGACGCATCGCGCGCGGATGAGTTGGTCGCGCAAGCTGACCCTGTGCATCCCGCGTTCTTTCCAACACGCTTCAAGGCACTTGCGACCTGATCCATGGCGAACAACCTGACGATCGTTATCTCCGCGCTCGACAGGACTGGGGCGGGCTTCGCATCGGCGAACCGGAACCTGCGTGCCATCGATCAAGCGATGATCCGTACGAGTCGATCATCGCAGCGCATGACAGCGGTGCAGAGCTTCGTGACTGGGGCGACACGCGCCAGCGCGCTCAGCGGCGCTTTGCTTGCTGGCGTGGTCGGCGCGGCGGCGCTCGTTACATCGAAAATTCTTTCGATCGAATCGGCGTGGGCGAACACGGTGCGCAGCGTCAGCAACAAATCGCTGACTCTTGGCATCGATGCCAAGGAACTATTCGGCATTCAGAATGCAGCGAAGTCTGTCGGTTTGAGCGCCGAGGAGGCGACGTCATCCGTTGAGGGCGTAACTCGCGGATATTACGAGTCGACGCAGGGTCGAGATCCGCAGAAGCGGATGATCTACCAGGCGTACGGCATCAACGGGCTCGACGACCGCGGCCAGTTCAGTTCAGAGCGTCTGTTCGAGCAGATCGCCGCAGCCGGCGAGAGCGTGAACAGTCGGAACGGCCCGCTCGCGCGCCATCGCCTGTTTGAAGCTCTCGACGCCGGCGGCCTGGAAGATCTGCTGAATAAGGGCGCCGGCGGTGTGCGCGATCGCTACGCGCGCGGCGTCGCGCTCGCTCCGAGCGAGGACGATATTCGACACGCGAACGACTACGCGGAAGCGATGGCACGTCTCGACGCCCAGTTCGACAAGACAAAGCAGACGATTCTCGGTGGCCTTGCTCCAGCGCTGACGACATTCTTGGAGGGTGTTGAGCGGGTTATCGCGCGGGTGAACGGGCAGGATTACGTGCCGACGCGCTGGAACGGCACGGGCTATGTGCCCGCTTCGTCGCCGGATGCGCCGCCCGCAGCGAACCTCGGCGACCGCGCAATTGATGGGCTAGAGAAATTCGGCAACTTCCTGCGCGGGAACGGAGCGCGCACGAATGCGCAAGTCGGCGCCGAGCCGAACGCCAACGTCCCGGGCGCCGTTTCGTTCTTCGAGTCGCGCGGTTGGACGCGCGCGCAGGCGATCGGCATCGTATCGAACCTGCAGCATGAGAGCGGCATCGACCCGGCGGCGAGCGGCGATAACGGCAAGGCATACGGCATTGCCCAGTGGCACCCGGATCGCCAAGCGGCGTTTCAACAGTGGGCCGGGAACTGGATCGGTAACTCGACGCTCGAGCAGCAGCTCGGATTCGTCGATTACGAGCTTCGCCAAGGCGGTGAGCAGCGCGCAGGAGCCGAGTTGGAGATGGCTCGTACGCCTGGCCAAGCGGCCGATGTCGTGTCCCGACTGTACGAGCGGCCTGCCGCGGCGTCAGCAGAGGCGGCCGCGCGAGCCGCGACTGCAAACCGCATCGCCGGTCTTTATTCGGGAGGCCAAGGCTCAGACGCATCTCAGCACGACGCGGCGGTGTCTGCACGTTCGGATGGCGAGCTGCGGGTGAAGGTCGAACTCGGCAACCTGCCCAAGGGTTCTCGCGCTGAGGTCTCCGGCACGTCTAATGTTAAATCTACGGTGGAGCGAGGCTCTACCGGCTCAACCAGTCAATTCGCGCTCGGGGCGACGTACTGATGAATTCGCTCGTTGTTACCTTGCCGGAATCGAATATCTCGATCACCGGCTGGAAAGGCGCGCGCGTCACGCGCTCGATCGAGAGTTGCACCGGTTCGTTCGTGCTGGAGATGACCGAGCGTTTTCCGGAAGAAGTCGATGAGGCGTCGCTGATCGGCGGCGTACCAATCCAAATCGCGATCGACGCGGACAACCTGTTGCTGACCGGATACGTCGATACCGTCGAATACATCATCACGCCGCACGAGCATCTAGTCCGCGCGACCGGTCGCGGCAAATGCCAAGATCTGATCGACTGCAGTGCGCCGGTCGATCGAATTCTGGCGAACAGCCGTATTGATGCTGTCTGTCGGTCCCTGCTGAAGAACTTTGAAATAGACGTTGTTGTTTCGGCCAGCCTGCAGGCTGTCATCGACGAATTGCCGACGATCCCGTTTCAGTTGATCTCGATCACTGAGACGCCGTGGGAGATCATTGAGCGCTGCTGCAGGTACAGCGGCGTTCTCGCTTTCGAGCTTGAGGACGGATCCTTGTGCCTTGCGTTGGCCGGCGACGCGCTTGGATCGACCGGGCTCGAAATCGGGAAGAATGTAGAGTCGGCTGTATCGGTAAAGAGCTCGCTTGGGCGCTTTTCGAGCGTTTCTGGTGTGCTGACGAACTACAACAACGCGACCGACATAGGCGTCAATCTGCTGCCGGAATATACGGCGTATGACCCGGGCGTGAAGCGGTATCGCCCGAAATTCATCGTGTCCGAGCAGCCTTCGTCGGATCGGACGTATCTCGAGCGGCGCGTCGACTGGCAGATTGCGCGTGCCTATGGCATGTCTCGGCAGGTCCGCGTGCTGGTGGATAGCTGGACCGATTCGAGCGGATCGCCCTGGTATGTGAACTATCAGGTGCCCGTCACGATGCCGCTGCTCAAGATCCCGGAAAAGACGCTCCTGCTCATCACCGAGATCAGTTTCATCCTCGACGAGAACGGAACGCATACAGAGCTTCTGCTGGCGCCGCGTCAGGCATATCTGCCCGAGCCGCTTGTTCTACAACGCATCGATCCGGACATCGCGCCGGCCTGAGGACTTTGAATGCTCGACGCACTGAACTCGCTTTCACGGCGAATTCGTCTGTTCGTGAGCCGCGCGGTAATCTCGTTCGTCGATGACACGCGAACCGTCCAGTACCTGCAAGCGAAGATCAATGCGCTCGAGACGGTCGGCGACATTCCGCGCTACGTCGAGTACGGGCTGTCATCGAATCCGCCTCTAGGCTCCGAGGCGCTGATCGTTTTCGGGAACGGTGAGCGCACGAACGGCATCGTCATCGCCACATCGAACGCGAAATATCGCGTCACGGCTCTGGCAAGCGGCGAGGTTGTGGTGCACGACAACACGGGTCAGAAGGTCTATCTATCGCAGGCGGGCATGGTACTAGACGGCGGCGGCAAGCCTGTGACGATCACGAATACGCCGGAGATCGAAGCCGACACGCCGTTGTTGAAGTGCAAGGGCGACATCATCGACAACTATGAAACGAACACGCGAACGGTTGCGGGAATGCGCCAGGTCGCGAACCTGCATACGCATCCGATCGTGAACGTACAGACTGGCGGAAGCACAATCAACACGCAGCCGCCGACGCAGCCGGAGTAATAGATGCCTGACATCAGCATTGTCTGGGATACGGCGAACAGCCGTGGCGACTGGCAGCAGCTCGGACCTGATCTGCTCACAGGCAACGATCTTCAAACCGCCGTCCTCCTAAGCTTATTCACCGACCGCGTCGCGAATTCCGACGACGTCATTCCCGACGGCACCGGAGACCCACGAGGCTGGTGGGGCGATCTCGACGAAGACAGCCCGATCGGTTCGCGGCTGTGGCTGCTCGATCGGTCGAAGCAGACTCAAGAGGTGCTCAACAACGCGCGCGATTACATCGTCGAGGCGTTGCAATGGCTCGTTGATGATGGCGTCGTCGCGAGCATGGATGTTCAGACGGAATGGACGCGAGACACGTTTCTCGGCGCGCAGATCACGCTCTATCAACCGGCCGCCCCAAGCGTCTCACTGACGTACGCTTGGGCGTGGCAACAGCTCACCTGATATGCCATTCCAACGAAAAACGCTCTCCACCTTGATCAGCGAGGTGGCGGCCGACATCAATTCGGCCTTGCAAGATGCGGATGCGACGCTGCGTCGTACCGTTCTGAAGGTGGTCGGAAAAGTGCAGGCAGGGATGTCGAACCTGCAGATGGGCTACCTCGACTGGATCGCAAAGCAGGCGGTGCCGTTCACCGCGGAGGATGAGTACCTTGAGGGGTGGGCCGCGCTCAAGAAGGTGTATCGCAAAGCTGCGACGCCTGCGCAGTTGACAGCCGCGTTCTCTGGTGTAACTGGAACGGTACTGAATGTGGGAACGCAGGTCGTGCGCAGCGACGGCGCGACATACACGACGGGCGCAACGGCGACAGTCGACGGGACGGGTTCGCTCTCGGTGACGATCGTGGCGACATCTGCTGGTTCTGACGGTAACGCCGATCCTGGCACGACCGTCGCACTCGGTGTCGCGGTGTCGGGACTGCAGTCCTCGGGGACGATCACGGGCACCGTCGCATCCGGCGCAGACATCGAAGATAACGATGATTTGCGCACGCGGATGCTTGCTGCATATCAGAACACGCCGCAGGGCGGCGATCTCAGTGACTATGTCGGCTGGGCGCTTGCCGTGCCCGGTGTGACGCGCGCGTGGTGCGCGCCGAATGGCTTCGGTGCCGGTACGGTCGTGATCTACACGACGTGGGATGCCGCCGAGGCTTCACACGGCGGATTCCCTCAAGGCACCAACGGGTGCTCGCAGTACGACAAGGGACCGGGCGGCACGCCGCGTGGCACCGTCGCGACCGGTGATCAGCTCATCGTCGCCGACACGATAGTCAATGAGCAGCCGGTCACTGCGCTCGTTTATTCGTGCGCTCCCATCGCGAACAATCTGACGCTCACGCTTTCTGGACTGACGGGCACGTCGACATCGACGCGCGCAGCAATCTCCGCAGCGATCTCCGATGTCCTTTTCAGAAACGGCGATCCGCGGTCGGGCACGATCAATCGCTCGGACATCGAATCGGCAATCGCGTCGGTGTCTGGCACGAGCGGATTCGTCATTACGCTCGTTCAGGGCGTGGTGGGAACGACGACAACGACGTATCCGGGGAACATCACGAGCGGATTTGGGCAGCTTCCGGTGCTCGCCGGCGTGAACTACGTTTGAGGCATCCATGCTTGCACCGAATTTCAAAGCGGCTGACTTTCTCGCTGCGATGCAGGCGCTGTTGCCCCGCGGTCGCGTATGGCCGCGTGATCCGGATACGGTCCAGACGAAGGTTTTGTCTGGTCTCGCGCCATCGTACGAGCGTCAGACGGCACGCGCGAATTATCTGTTGCTCGATGCGTTCCCTTCGACGACGTATGAGCTTCTCCCGGAGTGGGAGGCAACGCTCGGGCTGCCTGATCCGTGTGCGGGGGAGGCGCCGACAGTTCCCGCGCGGCGCGCGCAGGTCATGGCTCGACTCACCGCGCTGGGTGGTTCGTCGATTCCGCACCTCGTCGCATTTGCGGCATCGCTCGGCTACACGGTGACCATCACACAGTACACCCAGGCGCGCGCGGGCATGTTGCGCGCGGGGCAGCCAGCGAACGGGTACGACTGGAACTTCGCCTGGAAGATAACGGCGCCCATAGCTACGGTCGTGCGCGCGGTGGCCGGGTCTATGGCCGCGGGTGACCCACTCGCATCATGGGGCAACTCGGTGCTTGAGTGCGAGTTCCGCGCAATCATGCCCGCACACACCATTCCAATCTTCGCTTACGCATAAAGAGGTCACATGCAACGCATTGACGATGCAACCGCGGCAACGAGCTTGCCAGCGCCAGAGGCAGCGGGAACGCCCGGATATTTCACGGAAGGCAATCCGACGGCTGGAACGCCCGCCACAAACGTGCGCGGTTCATGGCTGAACATGGTGCAGGAAGAGTTGATGGCGGTTGTCGTGGCCGGTGGCCTCACGCCAAGCAAGACGACTTACACGCAAGTCCGCGATGCGATCAACGCTTACGTTGGATCCGGCCGCCTGCTGCGTACCACGATGTACCTTAATGTAAGCGGAACGCAGCAAGTGTCGGTTGACGGTGGGACGCTTACAACAACCGGCGCTACCACCTTCAACGCGCTATCCGCGACGAAGAAACTGAGAATTCGAGTCATTGGTGGCGGGGGGGCAGGCGGCGGCACTGTAGCCACGAGCGCTTCACAGATTTCCATCGGTGCCGGAGGCTCTGCTGGTAGCTACAGCGAGGGTGTCTACACGAGCGGCTTCGCCTCGGCGTTGGCAGTAACTGTAGGCGCCGGCGGCGTTGGTGCATCCGGAGCCGCTGGGGGCAGTGGCGGGGCATCCAGTGTGGGAAGCCTTGTCACAGCCGCAGGCGGAATTGGTGCAAACTCCGGCGGTGCCACTGCAAACTCCGGAGGGTCATTGAATCCTGGCCAGCCTGGCGGGTCGATCGGAAGTGGCGGGAACATCGTTAATACCACCGGGCAGTATGGAGGTTCAGGAATCTACATAGTCGGTGTGATTCCCCAAGGCGGCTCGGGCGGAAGCACGGTGTTCGGTGCGGGCGGCGTTCACATCGGATATGGTGCGGGCACGATCGGGCAAGGTTACGGTGTTGGGGGCAGTGGTGCGTGTGCGAACGTTTCGACCGCTGCTCAAGCCGGAGGGGCAGGAACTGGTGGGATTGTCCTTATCGAGGAATTTGCGTGATGCCAAGAACTTATGCATATGTCGTCGACGGCGTAGTGCGCGAGATTATTCAAGCCGCAGTCGACGAAGCGGGAATCGAGATCTCTATCGAGGATCGCTTCACGCCCGACTTCGTTGAGAGTCTTATCGACATAACCGACGTTGTGCCAACTCCGGATCAGCGCTGGACATACACGGGTGGCGTCTTTGCCGCGCCGGTTCAATATCAGCCAAGCGCTGTTGAGATACTTGCTACGAATACGCTTCAGCGTGATGCATTCCTGTCAGTAGCCGCAATCAATATCGCGCCACTGCAGGACGCAGTTGACCTCGGCATAGCGACCGATGACGAAACGGCGCTACTTAAGCAGTGGAAGCAATACCGTGTCTCTGTCAATCGCATCGATCTGTCACAAGGCGACCCGACATGGCCGGCTCTTCCGACCGCTTCATAGTCAATCGGGGAGACTCTTAGCCTTCGGGATAGCTCAGTTGGTCTCTTCAAGAACCGGTGTCCCGTCCCGCTTGAATATTGCGACGCGAGTAAATTTTGGGATGTCGTGAAACAGGGTTTCTTGCGTCAACATAACGGCGGCGCACGCCCCTCGCGTCTGCATCAGTCTTATGAGCGTCTCGGTATTCACGTTCTCGTAGATTGATCTATTGAAAACAACGTTCGAGTACCCCCGTACTGGACCGTCCGTTCCGATGACGCTACAAGAGAGATCTACATGGCCCGCGATCCACGCGGCGAACTTCTGGTTTTTCGCGTTGACACTTGACCATGCGGCATACCGTTCGTTTTCCTGATGCATCGTTTCAACGTTCTGCCTCGCGGCAACTATGATCAGGGCGGCCAAGATCAATGCTGCCCCAGTCTTCTTGTTCGAAAGTAGATGCGCAAACGTATAGGCAAAAATGAGCGATAGGGGTACCACGACTTTCAGTCGATCGAACGAATACTTCCCGGCGTGGGGAAGGAAAAGCAAATTTTCTGCGATCGGAAACGAAGAGACCAGCAGGACCGTGAAGAATATCGCGCGCGATTTCTTGTCTATCTCGTTGTTGTAAGCCAGCCATCCGAGGCACAGAAAGGCCAAGACGAGGAAGGTGCCGTAGGAGGTAACATATCCTTTCAGAAGATCGGATGCCGAAACAGGATCTTGGACACTTCGGACTTTGAATCGCGCAAACAAGGTCTGCACTGTGGAGGAAAGGTCCAACGCTGAAAGGAAATGTATCGCGGTCGCAGCTAGCGCGATGCAGGTGGCGATGCCGACGAAATATGCGGCCGGCGCGAAAAGCGCCTTTTCTTTGCGTCGCAGGATGAAGTAGATACCGAACAATGCGTTTGTCACGACGCCTGTCCACTCAACGTATGCGGTCAGGAACGAAGTTATCCCGAGGAGCACTAGGATACGCTTCCCGCTCAGTTCGTCTTCACTATTCAGAACGTGCAGAGCGACGAGCAGCTGCAACAGCAGGAGCGGCTGTTCCAGCGACTGAGACCAGTATACGAAGCCAAACGACTGAAGTCCTTCGCGGGAGAAAAGAAGTACCGCGACGGCCAATACGCCTGCCGCACTGCATGTGCTTTCGGAGAAAGCGCTGGTTCTAAGCGCGCGGAAAACGAGGGAGTATAGCAACAGCGAGGAGGTCAGCCCCAGCATGCATCCGAACGCCATCATGTAGTGCAGGCTCGGCTGAATGTGAAGCAGTTTGGCTAGCAACGCCGGGACAAAGAAACCAGCCGATGGGAACGACGTGTAAACAAAATCGCCCTTGGCAGTTGGCAACGTTGCGCCCCACGAGATCCAGCGATCCAGGGGGTTCGACAGCGTAACAATCGGAAGTAGCCCGCTTTCAGAAATAGGGCGAGCCGCAATCGCTTTCACAGTCAGAAGTGAATGGTACGCAGCGTCGAGATTCTCGGTCCCAATGTCGCTTCTGAAGTCGTTCAGTCTTATCAGTATTGACGCAACGAAAAGCGCGAGCACCGCGGCAACGCCAAGGCAATTCCCGACTCGACCGACCGCTCTGTATGTCATGGTTGCAGGACGAAAGATAGTTCGCGCGGAATTGTACAGGACGGGTGCATCAGCCCTGTCGATTGGAAATGCGCGGCGAGATAGACATCGAGCCAAGTATTCGATCGATGTGGTTCATCCTTTGAGCCGCCCGCGAGGCGGCTTTTTCATGCCCGGACCACCGGCGAGATTGCGAGGACAAGCCAGATGTCGGAATTCTGGAACGAGGGCGTGAAGTCGATTGTGACGGCTCTCGGTAGCGTAACCACCTTCTGGGTTGGCGGCCGCATGTGGCGGCAGATTGATCGCAGGCGACAAGCGGAGAGCGAAGGCGAGGCGAATATCGTCAAGGCGGACTCGGCCGCGCAGGTTGAAGCGATCGCGCGATTCGAGCGCCTTGCGACGCTTGCTGAAGAGCGCGCTGGTCGCGCCGAAGCTAGAGAACTGCTTGCTGTGCAGCGCGCTGATCGTGCCGAAGAGCTGATGCGGTCCGCCGAGCAGCGAGCCGATGCGGCAGACCGGCGCGCGCAGCGCGCGGAGGCCGAGGTGCTCGAACTGAAAACGAGAATCGAACGTCTCGAGAGGGCGATCGAGAACCGGAGGGAGTCAGATGTCTCGCGTTCGTGACTGGCGGTGGTGGGTGATGGGGCTTTGCATCATCGGCGGGCTGAGCGGTGTCGCCGCAGTCGGCTTTTTCATTGGGCAATGGGGGATGTCGGTCGATCGCGCTGAATGGGCGAAAGAACGAGCTGGGTATATCAAGCGCTTCCCCGAGGTGCGCGCAGAGACGCGAAACGCATGCGTCGCCGAGTATGAGAGCAAGGTGCAGCAGCTGCAGCAGCAGAACCAGCAAAACATCCAGGCGATGTCCGACCTTCGATCGCTGATCACAGATACGCATGATGTTGCTCAATACACCCTACGCTTTCTCGGCGACCGCGCGAAGCTGACCGACGCGCGTCAGGCTGCCCTCATCAAGCAAACAAGACAGGCCGCCGCGGCGGCGACAGTGGCCGCCCAAAAGACGGAGGCAGTCGAGCAGAAAGTCGCCGTCGCCGCGACGAAGGCGGACGAAGCCGCGAACACAGCGAAGGCAGTCGACAAGAAGTTGGAGACGGCCACGCATCCTTCATTGCCCGCGCAGCCCTGGGCGGGAAGTCGCCGATAGTCGGCACCAGATTTCGATCCGAGCCCGGCCGCATGCCGGGCTTTTTCTTTTCAGAGGCCATATGAACCTCAAGCTCCGCCTGGTCGATGACGCGGCCAAGGTGCACACGTACTCGTCGACGATTATCGCGGCGTCGCTCGGCGCTGTGTCCGCCGCGTCGCCTTTCATCGAGGCTGCATGGACTGGCATGCCGGATGAAGTGAAGTCACTCCTGCCGGATAGCTGGCGGCTCGCGATCGCGATCGCCGTCGGCTGCCTCGCCATCATCGCCGCGCGCTACACGACGACGGCACCGAAAACGACCACGACCGAGGCGGCAGATGGCGACGCAAGCGCAGCAGCCGAGTAAGCGGCCCGGCAAGAAGACACTCGCCGCGACGATCGGCGCGGCGGCCGCGGCCGCGCTCGTCGCGATGACGGCGTCGCAGGAGGGCGTTTCGCTCAAGCCATACAACGATCGGCTCGCGAACAACATCCAGACCGTCTGCTTCGGCGAGACGAACGTTGAGATGCGGGCGTACACGTTGACCGAGTGCAAATCGATGCTAGGCGACAGCCTTGCGGGCTACGCGGCGGCCGTGCGCGACATCACTCCGGGCTTCGACGCTCTGACGGATGGGCAGAAGGTTGCCGTCGTGGATCTCGCCTACAACATCGGCGTGCCGAACTACAAGGGATCGACGCTGCGCAAGCGCTACATCGCGCGAGACTTCCCCGGCGCGTGCAGCGAGTTCATCAAGTGGCGCTTCGTTGCTGGCAAGGATTGCGCGATCGCGGCGAACCGCTGCGGCGGAATCGTGACGCGTCGCCAGCTCGAGGCGCAGGCCTGCCGAGGAAACTGACATGGCGAAGGCAAAAATCGTCCGCGATACCGAAGGCCTGTTCTATGGCATTCGTTACAAGTGCCCCTGCGACGCGTGCGGTGGTGCAGTCATCCTGCCGGTCGCATGGTTACCGCAAGGCGAGACCCGCGAATCGCCGCATAACGCCAACAAACCTCATTGGTCGTTCAATGGCGATTTCGACGCGCCGGTTTTCGGCCCGAGCGTTCTCACGAAATGGGGAAACCGCGTGTGTCATTCGTTCGTCGGCTGTAACGGCGCGGTGCCAGGCCAGATTGTCTTTCTCAGCGACTGCACGCACTCGCTCGCAAACCAGACGGTAGATCTCCAGGAGGTCGAAGCGTGAGTCCATATCTCATCACTGGCGTTATTGCCGGCGCAGTCGGCATCGCGATCGGCGGCGCCGCGCTGCATACGGTTGATTCCACCAAGCTCGCGACCGAGCAAGCCGCGCACGCGCGCGACAACGAGCTGAACGCGCAGAAGCTACAGGCTGTTTCCGACGCGGCCGCCAGCGCAGCGCGCGCGGCGATCGCCAAGCAAAACGACGCCGCCGCGCAGCTCGCGCAACTCGACGACAAGCTCAATCAGGAGAAGGCATCTCATGAAGCCGACAATGCGAAGAATCGCGCTGCTATCGCTGATGGCGCTCGCCGGCTGCGCGTCGCAGTTACCGCCTACACCCCCGCAAGCAGTGGCAACGCCGCAGATTCAGGCGCAAGCGCCGGCAGCGTGGGCAATGGTGCCGGTGGCACAGCCGAGCTATCACCTGCGTTTGGATCAGCTCTTTTCGGGATCGTCGACGACGCCGACGCCGACGCCCGCGCAAAAGCCGAATACCTCCAGCACTACGTCTGCATCCTCCA